CGGCATTCTGGTCACTGAGGGCGCATCCGCGTTCACTGTCGCTACCGCAAGCAACATGGAAGACGATCTGCTGATCTTGTCTAACCGTCGCTTCATGGAGCAGGACGTGACGACCGCCTACGCCTCTGGCGATACTGGCGTGGCTTACCGCCCTCGCCCGAATGAGGTGTACCAAGTTCGGCTTGCATCGGCGACCTATGCGAAGGGCGACACCCTGACCATTGGCGCGTCCGGCTACCTCACCAAAACAAGCACCGCTGATCGTGTTATCGCCACGTTTGACGACACCCCAGGTGCATTTGCCGCAGGCGCTTTGGCCGATGTTCGCATCGCCAACGGCTTCCTGACCGCAGCAGCATAAGGAAAGCAAGAAATGCTCACTTACTCCCCCGAACAGCAGCGCGCGGTCATTGCCAACCGCCGCAACTGGAACGCATCGCAGACCGCGCTTGCCACTACCATCGGCAATGACGTGATGGTCGGCAACGCGGCCCCGCTCCCCAAAGACGTATGGGGCGCTTGGGACCGTGAAGGCGTGGAGATTCAGCGCGACATGCAGCCTGTCTTCAACGATCTGGCCGCGTCCCTGTCCATGCCTATGCCCATCGGCAAGCTGGTTCACTATTTCCAGACAATCAGCGACAGCGGCACCGTTAACGTGTCTCTGGATGGCCGCAGCCGTGCGCGGACTGACCAGCCCGTGTACGCCTACCACGGCACCCCTCTGCCGATCATCGACAGCACGTTTAGCTATGGCTGGCGTCAAGTCGAGGCGGCGCGCTCCGAGGGCTTCAATCTGGACGCCGCAGGCCGTGCAAACAGCCAGCGCCGGATTGCTGAAATGGCCGAATTGGCGGCTCTGGACGGCTACAGCGATATCGTTGTGAACGGTCAGGCATCCTATGGCCTGCGTACCCACCCCAAGCGCTCCACGCGCACCACAGGTCAAGCCCTCAACGGCGCGACAGGTGAGCAGTGGGTCGCGGACGTGGTTGCTACCCTGAAACTGCTTCACGCCAAGAACTACAAGGTGCCTGCCACCCTCTACGTCAACTTTGACGATTGGTTCTATGCGCAATCCACCGACTTCAAGGCAAACGGCGATAAGACTATCGCGCAGCGCGTCCGCGAAATCGCTGGTGTTGCTAACGTGGTGCCGGGTGACAGCGTAGCCGCTGGTGAAATCATCGCCGTGGTTAAGCGCCGCGACGTTGTGCAGGTTCTCAATGGTATGCCCATGACAACCCGCGCCCAGTTCCGCGCCAACCCAGAGGACGACTACAACTTCGCCGTCCTTATGGCCGCAGCCGTCGAGATCAAGTTCGACGCTGAGGACAACTGCGGTATCGCGCATTCCTCGCTGTGATCTTCTTGAGGGGCTGGGCAACTGGCCCCTTTCCTAAGATCAACCAAAGGAGCGAACCATGCGAGCTGAGATTACTGAAAAAGGCGTCTTCAACGGTGAAGGCAAGGAAATGGAAGTCGGCGAAACCGTCGAGTTCAAGGGCGAAACGCTGCCTGCGGCCCTTGTCGGCAAGGCGCAGCTAATCGGCAATAAGCCGAAGGGCGAAAAGATGGTCGTGAACCCGGCCAAAACGAAAAAGCGCATCGGCCTTGAGGCGCAGGCGGCTAAGCTGGATGTCGAAATCAACGACGACATGACAGACGATGAGATTGCCGCTGCTATCAAAGCCAAGAAAGAAGGCTAACCGACATGACCGCAACAATCGAAGGCTGGATTGCATACGCTGCCGAGGCTGGCGATACCGTTGCGGATGATGCGGAAAGCAACGCAGCGCTAGTGCGCGGGCAACGGTACGTCACGCGCACCTACGTCAACTACTTCATGGCTCCTTACGGGGCTGACAGTGAGGGGGTTGATGAGGCGATCTATGAAGCGGCGGCGCTGGAACTGGCAGCGCCGGGCTTTTGGTCCAAGACGTTTACGCCAGACCAGCAAAAGGTGCTGACAAAGGTTGACGCGATCCAATGGACCGTGACCGACAGCGGCAAAAAGGGCGCTGCGGCGGCTACCCCCATGAGCACAGCGATAGACGCGCTCCTGCGCCGTTATATGCGCTCCTACGTTGGAGCCTATTCGGTATGAGCGCTGGCACCGACATTGCCGCCGAAGTGCTGGCGGGGCTGGCAGAGGCAGGCGAGGCGACCGGCAACGGGCCGATGATCTGCACCCTGCGGCGCGTGACCGGCGGATCAACTGATCCGTGGGGCGAGATTGAAGGCGATCCAGCCTATCATGAGGTGACAGCGGTTCAGGCGCAAAAGCAGATCCGCGACGACACCGGCACGCTGGTTGGCGTAACAAAGATGATGCTGATGATTGACGCGACGGGCGTTGAGCCGTTGAAAAGCGACTACGTGAGCGTTAACTTGCGTAAAGCAGACGTGGCCAGCGATACACGCTTTCACGAGATTGCGGACGTTGAAACGGTTGCGCCTGCGGGCGTGGCGCTGATGTACAAGGTCATGCTTGCCAATTAACCCGCCCTCCGCGCTCGAAATAGCCGCTCTAAGCGCGATCCTGCCCCGTTGGTGGGCAGAGTGCCAGAGCAACCCCACAGACGCGCTGCTGGCGCTTACAGAGCCGAGGGACTGGGAGCGTGACGCGGGGCTGATCCTCTGGGCGTATTGGCTGGGGCAGATGAACGGACGGGGCTAACCCGTAACCTCTCACAATTAGACGAACCGGCCCCGCCTGCGGGGTTTTAACGCATGGAAGGAACAGACATGGCCGTATCTGCGAACCTCACAGTAAAGATGCCGCGTATGCGCCTCAGAATGGCCCGCGTGGCTATCTTTTCCCTTGCGCCTTTTGTCCGCAGCGAGGCGACAGGCCAGCGCATCGCTAATGCCCTCATTGCATGGGTGCAGCGCGGCTTGCGAGTGTCTGTCACCTAAATGGCACGCAAGAGCCTACAGCAGCGCCGCATTGAAGCCCTGCTACAGCGCCAATCGGTTGCCGTGCGCAAAGCTTTCCTTGAGGCGATGCAAAAGGCCACTAACGCAGTTGATAGGGGCAAGCTGCTTCGCCTGCTAGAAGCGGAACAATTCGAGAAAGCCGCTGAACTATTCCGCATTGAACGCGGCACGATGTTCCCACTGTCCGAGGCAATCCGCGATGCCTTCATAGGCGGCGGGCTGGCCGTAGCTGACGAACTGCCCAAGGGCTTGTCGGGTGTGTTTGGCTTCGACGGGCGGCACGATAGGGCGGTTGCCTTGGCTGAGCGTCAGGCGGCGGAACTGGTGACGAACATCAGCGAAGACGCAATCGCCAATGCCCGCAAGGTGATCGTTGACGGGCTGGACACAAACCGCAGTCTGAACAGCGTTGCCCGTGATCTGGTGGGGCGCAAGGTAGGGCGGCAGCGGGTGGGGGGGATCATCGGATTAACGACGCCTCAGACGGAACGGCTAATCCGGCTGCGCGGCATGTTAAGCGACCCTGCCCGCATCGGCGAGTATTTAAACGGCAACAAGCCGCGCTATAAAGAGTCAGACCGCCGCTTTGATAGGGTGGTGCGTAAGGCGATCAAAGATGGCAAGGCGCTTTCCCCTGCTGACGTTGACCGTGTGACGGACGCCTACAAAAGCAAGGCCAGCGGCAACCGTGCGAAGATCGTAGCGCGGAATGAGGCGTTTGTCGCGCAAGCCGCAGGACGGGCCGAGGGTTATCAGCAGCTATTGGACGATGGCAAGGTCGAAGCGGTCACGAAGAAATGGCAGCACGGGTTCAGTCAAGAGCCGCGCCAAGATCATCTGCGCTTAGACGGCGAGACAATCGACTTTGACGAAGCGTTTGTCATGGACGATGGGGTGCGTATGCGTTTCCCACACGATCCGGCGGGCGGGGCGGAGCACTCTATCGGATGCCGATGCACATGCGTTTATCGCGTGAAATATGCGAGGGACTAATCATGGCTGGCAAATCTTTCAGCGCCCAATTGGCAGACTTCGAGCAAATGACGGTTCGCAACCTAAAATATGTGGCCTCAGAATCCATCCAAGACGTTGTAGAGGCCGCTCAGACGCCCCAGAGAGGCATTGGGCAGGGCGCTACAGGCTTTGTTGAGGGCAAGATACCCGTTGATACCTCAGAACTGATTAACAGCCTCACAAGCGACGGCGTGAAGGGCGCGGACAGCTACACGGTTTCCATCGCAGGCTATGAGGTGGGCGACAAATTGGAGTTTGCGTGGACCGCGCCGCACGCATTGGCCGTTGAACTCGGAACCAGCCACATGGCGGGGCGTCACTTTGTCGGTGCCAATGCCCGCAAGTTCCCCGCGTTTGTCCAGCAACGCGCTAAGGAGGTCAGCAAATGATCACCGAAAACGACATTGCCGAAGCGCTAGGCCGTCAGCTTCAATCGCTGTCAGACATCCCGCCGATCTATTGGGAAAACCAAGACGTGCCCGAAACGCAGGCGCGGCCCTATGTGGTGGTGCAGATGGTGCCAGGGCAATCCCCTGCGCGTATCTCAGGCGGGAGGGTGCAGGCGGGCTTCATGCAGGTCACGCACGTTTCCGAGGTGGACCGGTACGCCACCAGCGCAAACCGTGTCGCGGACAATATCGCGGCGCTGTTCCCGTATGAGCTGACGCTGCCTTGCGGTGACGGCAAGCTGACAATCACAAGAGATACCGTACCCGGCCCCGGTTTCAGGGACGGCAGCGACTGGCGCAAGATCGTGCAAGTCGATTACGTGGCTATCTAAGGAACCCCGACATGACCAAGACGAAAGCAACCGCCCCGGCGGGCAAAACGGCTGCGCCCAAGGCATCGCCAATCACAGGCGGACGCATTGCCCCGAAGGTGAAGGGCAACCTGACCGTGCCAACGCTGGTTTTCAAAGGTGACGCGCCCAAGGTTGGCAGCAAGATCACCGCCAAGATGAAAAACGGCAGCAAATACACCGGCACCGTGTCCGACGTGACCGAAGCCGACGGCGAGATCATCGCAGAGTTTAGCGGCGGGCTTATCCCGTCCTGAAATAGCGGCCTTCCCTGCGGGTCGCTCCCTTTTTTGGGTGTTGCAGGGGTCTAATCCCAAAACTGAAAAGGAGCCTAGCTATGGGCCTTCAATCATCCGTTGGCATCAAGGTTGGCGTATCTGCATCGCTGCCCGCCACACACGACGACACAGGCTTTGCAGCCCTGACATACACCAACTGCGGCAAGCTGAACGGCGCACCGGCCATGACCGGCACAAAGGACGTTGCGACGTTTGACGACCTGTCCACAGGCGAAGAATGGAAGCTGGTGGACATCCTGCGGGCTGGCAACGGCGACATGTCCTACGGCTATGACGCTGAGGACACCGGGCAAGCCGCGCTGGAAACTGCGGCGGAATCCGCGACCGACGACGGCTCAAAGGTCGCTCTGCGGTTCACCCTGAACAACGGCGACGTTTACTACCGTCTGGCAATTATCACGTCCTACACGCCGGAAGGCTCCGTGGGCAACGTGCTGATGGCAACTGTCGGCACCGAGTTCTACCGCAAGCACGTCAAGGTAGCGGCGTAATCCGCTAACGCGGGTAGGGGCGTGGCGGGCTTGGTACTGCCTGCTGCGCCCTATTGGACCAAGGGCCAAAGGATATACACATGGATTTTGCGAAGCTGACCGGCCAACCTGCGGCGATTGACGAAAGCCTGGAGGCGTTTGAGTTCAAGCCCGAAGGGTTCCAGAACGGCGCGGGCAAGCCGCTGGCGCTGACGATGCACCCCGGTGGCGGAACACGGTTCAAGCGCTCTGTGCGTAAGATGCACGTCAAGGCCGTGCGCTCTCAGGCTGATAGCGACCAGTCGGAAGAACTGACCGAAGCGGATCTGGAAGCCGAACTTGACGAGCAAGACGGGCGATCTGCTGAATTGTTGGCACGCCTCTGCGATGGCTGGAACATGACAGACGGCAAAGAGCCGATTGAGTTCAGCCTTGCCAACGCAACGGCGCTGTTTACGCAGGTCGAACCGCTGCGCATCGCGGTTGATAAGGAAATCACTGCGCGGGGAAAGAAACCGAAGGCGAAAAAGACCGCCTGATCCTATGGTCGCGTCAACTGGCATGGCTCCAATGCTCCGACACCGATAAAGGGCCGGACCGCTGGGGCCAGCTAGAACGCGGCCTGCATATACTGCCAGACGCGGGCTATCTCTACGACGCCCGCGAATACCTGAACCGCTTCGGGCTGTACGGTTCAAACGGCATGGGCATCGCGCCGATCACCGCAACGGACCTTCGCAGCAATCTTGAGGTCACAGGCGGCGCTATAAGCCCGTTTGAGGCTGACGCCGCGCTTTTGGCATCACTGGCCTACGTGAGCGAGCATCACCGTTCTAGCGGGAAAAGCACAGACGCCCCGTTTGATTGGCCGAAGTCGCAGCGTGACCTTGAGATATTCAACGAAGCGCAGGCAAAGGCCATGAAGGCGATGATGGGGGAGTAGGGGTTACTTTTCGGGGGGAAGGCTTTTTCTTTGTTCGGGCTTTGCAGGCGCTGCGTCTAAGGCACGTGCCAAACCGTCAGATATTCTGTCGAATATAAATTGGGTTTCGTGAAATAGTCTTTGCCGTTCAGACGGGCTGCCATCGAGTTCAGCTTTCGCTTGCACATCAGCAAGATGAATTCGCAAGGTGGAAACGTTTTTCGAAGCCGCTTCATCTGAATTCACCACGCCTTCAATAGCATCAAGTAGGCCTGAGGATGCATTAAGTAGGCTTTCGAGTCGCTCCGCTGATATGGCTGGAGGATACTTTTCTTCAAGCGTGGCGGTTAGCTCGCTATTTACTGATCGGTTGTTGTTTTCCGCTGCACTTTTCACACGCTCGCGGAGTTCTGGGGAAATCCGCAGTGCAATCTGGACGGTGGCTTTTGAATTTTGATCTGCTGACATGTCGATTCCAACTTTTATGCAATCACTCTGATTTAATGGCTTGACAGTCAATGCAATTAAAACGATTGTAATTGTACTGATTGCACATAAGGAGATGCAAATATGCAGACGATAATGCCAGCGAAAGGCGGCGAGGGGATTGCCCAAGTGGCGCTTCGACTTCCGCTTTCGATGCGGGAAACATTGAAAGATGAGGCAAGAACACACGGGCGTTCGATGAACACGCACATCGTCATGTGTCTGGCAAAGCGCAAAGAGGCCGAACAAGCAGAGGCCTGAAAAGAAAAAGACCGCTCGGGATTGCAGTCCCATGTGAGCGGCCTTCAACACTAACGTGACAGAAAGTATTCAAAATGAATATGCATCAACCAACCCCGAAAATCAAGACCCAAGACGGAAACACAGTTTCGCGCCGGTCGATCCTTGGCGCGGCCCCAGCGGCTGGCCTCGCTGCGTTCCTGATCGGCGCAACGCCAGTGAAGGCTGCAAAGGCTCACGATCCGCTGCCCGAGTTGTTCGCTGAATGGCAGAAGTGGCGCAAGTTCGAGCTTGACCTTTCGGCTTTGCCCGAAGGTGGAGACTTCGACATGCCGGAACAAATCGCTGCATCTGATCGCTGCGAGGTGCTTTCTAAGAAGATCGCCCACACCAAGCCGACCACGGCGGCGGGCGTTGCAGCACAACTGGAATGGCTGGACGTCGATAGCCACGGGCTTGAGTGCATGTGCGACCTGAACATCTCAGGCCTGCGGAGCGCGATTGCGGCGCTCAAGGGAGGGGTGGTTTGATGGGAAACCTGAACACAATCGGAAACACCGCCGCAGTCCCCGCCATGTTCGGCGAGGCGCTTACCATGAACAGCCGCGAGATAGCGGAATTGGTTGAGAAGCGGCACGACAGCGTGAAGCGCACGATTGATATGCTGGTTGGCAAGGAGTTGATCCAACCACAAAGTGTGGACGAACAAGATACAGACACGATGGGGCGCAAACGCACAACATCTGTCTACTACCTCGAAAAGCGCGACAGCTTTGTGGTTGTCGCGCAACTATCACCGGAGTTCACGGCGCGGCTCGTAGATCGCTGGCAGGAACTGGAAGCGGAAAAGGCAAACGGCGGGTTTCAGATCCCGCGCACCATCGGCGAGGCTCTGCGTCTCGCCGCTGATCAGGCTGAGCAGATCGAAACTATGAAACCCAAGGTGCTGGCCTACGATCGGCTCGATACGGCGGACGGTAATCTCACACTGCGCCCAGCATCAAAGGTTCTGGGGTATCCAGAGCGCAAGCTGGCGCAATGGCTGCAATCAAATCGCTGGGCATTCCGTCAAAGCGGGAAGGGGCCACTTCAAGCCCATGTCGATAAGCGCAACGCTGGGTATCTTGACCACAAGCTGCACAACTATACCGACGAGCGGACAGGCGAGGATAAGGTAAGTGTCACATTAGTTATCACTCCTAAGGGGTTGGCAAAATTGGCAAAAGTGTTGCCAAAGAGTGGAGTGGAATGATGGCAGAAATCCAGATCATCAGCATGAACAAGCCATCCTCGCGTGCCGGACTTTCCGCACTAAATGGGTTTCGAGTTTACGCGATAGACTTTGGACCGGCTGGCGTGAAAATCGGCTTCACTGGCAATATCAGTTCCAGAATCTATAGTCTGGAACTCGAAATGAGACGTTTTGGGGTGGAGTATAAAACGACCGCCATTGCTGTCACACTGCCCCATCACTGGGTGAATATTGGTGAGAAGCAAATGCACGATCATTTCCATTCGCACAGGACGAACGGAGAATTTTTTGACGTACCGTTCAATTCTGTTGTTAGCGCAATGTCCGAGATAAACACGACTGACGATCCGGACCCAGACAGAGGCGAACGCGCTCAGAAAGCTATAAATTTCCTTTCCGGCTTGGTGACGGGGCGATCTATTCAGCCGGTGCCCGTACCTCAGAAAGCCAGCATCGAAGAAGCGGAACAAGACCAAGTCGATCTCGGAAATTATCTAGCAGAAATAGTCAACGCGAAACCCAAGTTGTTTGCCTCTAGCTTGGCTGCTTCCGTTGCGATGTCACCAGATGGATCAGCAATCCTCAGGCGCGCGTTGAAAATTCTTCGCGAAACTGAGGCCGTTGTTGGAGACTGCTGATAACCATACCTTCGCGGCCTAGCCGCCTTGGGCATCCCTTCGGGGGTGTCTATTGCTTGATGCTGTACTTAATCTGCATCTCGGAGAGTTCAGGGATTGCCGCATAGGTCTGAAACCCGAACCCCTCAATATAGGTGAAGCCCGATGTTAAGAAGGTTTCGCCATCATAAAGGCGGTAATTGAGCTTGCCGCTTTCACACGTTGCGGCCCCGACGATGTGGGCGTTGCTACCTTTGCGCGTATAAGACCAATCCTCAATTTTGCATTCGCCGGTTACATCGCCGGTAACTGCAAGCGTGACGGCGGCGATTTGAGGCGGCAGTGCATCATAGCATTCAAGACGGGCCTTTTCGTCAGTCTGCATCTCAAAGCAGGCGCGGTATGCCTTCGACAATTTCAGCGTCGCCTCTGCCGCGTCAGCGGATGATTGGGCAGGGATAAGGCTCATAGCCGCCCCCGCAAGCGCAATAATTCTAAGCAATTCAAGTCTCCCAATGAACCGCTGCCACGCTAGGCCAGCGGCCTTTTGCGTTCAAGGAATACCTTCATGACCAATGTCAATTACGCCTCCCTCGTTTTGGGGGCCGAAACATCTGGGTTGCTCAAAGGCAAAAAGGCCCTTGAAGAAACCACCCGCGCGGGGGCCAATACCGATAAGGCGATCCGCGGTCTTGACGGGCGTTTCAAAAAGACCGGCGACAGCGCAGGGGCAGCGGCTCCAAAGGTTGAGCGTTTTTCGCAGGCTACGGATGCAACTCGTTCTGTGGCCCTTATGGCAACGCGGGCGCTTACGGGTACGGCTGCGGGTTATGCCTCATTCGCAGCGGCTGGCGCGTCGATCAACATGGCGCGGGACTTCAACGCCGCCCTTGCCGAAACATCTACGTTGATCAAGGAACCCCCGAACAGCTTGACGCCCTGACTGAGGCATCCCGTTCAATGGCGCGTGAGTTCGGCGGATCTGCGACGGATCAAGTTAAGGCGTTCTACCAAGCAATCAGTGCAGGGGCGGATGGTGTTGAGGGTGCTACCCAACTGCTTGACCAAGCGAACAAGCTGGCAATCGGCGGCATCACAGACGTAACCACTGGCGTTGACGCCCTGACCACCGCTATGAACGCTTACGGCCCTGACGTGTTGTCTGCCGCAGAGGCGTCCGACGCGATGTTTGTTGCAATGCGGGCGGGCAAAACCACCATTGGCGAATTGTCCGGCAGCTTGGGGCAGATCGTGCCAATCGCATCATCTGCGGGGGTTTCCTTTGACGAGGTGACGGCAGGCATCGCGGCCCTTACGACGCAGGGTCTTAGCACCGCGTCAGCCACAACCGGGCTGCGGCAGGTGCTTGCGTCTGTGATTGCCCCGACCAAGCAGGCGACTGATGCCGCCACGGCTTTGGGTATATCATTTGACGTGCAAGCGCTGAAATCCAAAGGGCTTGCTGAGTTCCTTGATGATGTAATCACGAAGACCGGCGGCAATGAAGCCGCGATGGCACAGCTATTCGGTTCGGTTGAGGCGTTGGGTGCGGCCCTTGCCTTCGCAGGCGGCGCAGGCGGGACGTTTACGGATATTCTCGCCGATATGGAGATTAAGGCAGGCGCGACCGATGCCGCCTATCTCAAAATGTCTGAAAGCCTTGACCAGAGGTGGAACAAGCTAACGGCAGCGGCAACCGATATCGCACTTGGTTTCGGTAACGCGCTGCTGGCTGTTGTTGTCCCCGCCATGGAAGGCATAGCGGCGGCGTCGGTAGCTGTCGGTCAAAATCTTGACATTGTGCTTGTCTCGTTGAGCGCCCTTGCTGCGACACAAATCCCCGCAGCGGTCGCGGGGCTGGTGACGCTCACGGCAGGCATGTCCGCGTCTGCCGTTGCAACTGGCGTGTTTACGACTGCCGTTAATATCGCCCGTGGCGCTGTTATCGCCTTGGGTGGCCCCCTTGGCGTCGTGTGGGGCATCCTTGGCGCTGGTGCCGCTGCTTGGGCCGTGTGGGGCAAGGGAGCGGGCGAGGGCGAAACTGCGGCTTACGATGCGGCGGCTGGCACATCTGCCTTGCTGGGTCAGCTTGACGAGTTTTACAAAACGGCGGCCCCCAATGCAGCGGCCAAGGCCATCGACATGGCAAACGCCAACTACAAACTGGCTGCGTCTGCGTTTGAGGCTGCAAAAGGCGAGTTGGCTAAACGCCGCGCAATGCTGGACATGGCCGCATCTTCCGGCGCAAACGGCACCTCCGGCTCAATCCGAGACATGGGTTCGTCTGCCACATACGAGGCCCCAAAATATCAAGCCGCTTTGGCTAAGATGGAAGCCGCAGAGGCCGCACTTGAACAGGCTATGCGTGACCGGAAAGTTACGGCCAACGCTGTGACTGGAAGCGTGTCTGAGGTCATGTCTGCGACGGTCGCAGCCAGCCAGACCACCAATGACCACTCCATAACGCTGGATATCAATAGCGGGAGCCTTGGCAAAAACGCCAAAGCCGCAGGCGGGGCATCGAAGGCTCTGAAAGACGCCGCAAAATCCGCCAAGGAAATGGCCGACGAAATTGAGCGCCTAGAGTTCGACGCGGACCCTCTCAAGAAATACAACGCCGAGCTTGCGGATCTGGATACCCTGGTCGCAAACGGGCTGAGCGACGGCGCTTACCGCAAGGCGGTTGAGGAACTGAACGACGAATTCGCAAACAGCGACCCGATGATCAGCAAGGCCGGTGATGCCATTGGCGACTTCGTGGCGGGCGGTATGCGTGACTTCAAGAGCCTGCTTGGCGCGTTCAAAGACATGCTTTCGCAGATGATTGCGACGGCGATATCGAACCCGATCAAGTTGGCGCTTATGGGCGGCAGTGTCGGCGGTGGCTTCGCTGGCACGGCGGCGCAGGCGGCGGGTTCGGCCCCCGGCGGCGGCATCTTCGGCAGCTTGGGCAGCGGCGGCGGGTTGCTAGGCAGTATTGGCGGCACCGTAGGGGCGCTGACAAGCGGCATCGGTGCTGGCTTCAACATGGCGCTAGGCGGGCTTACCTCCGGCGGCTTGGGGGGGCTTGGCAGCGTTCTCAGCACTCAGCTTGGCGCAGCAACTGCATCGGTCGGCGCGTTCGGCGCGGCATTGGGCGCGATTGCCCTGCCGTTGGCTGGGGTCGCGGCTGTGTTCTCGTTCTTCAAGAAGTCGGTAAAGGAACTAGATTCCGGTCTACGGATCACCGTTGACGGCATGGACGCGCTGGTCGAGTCTTTCCGCAAGACGGAAACCAAACGGTTCTGGGGCCTGTCTAAGAAGGTCCGTACCAGCTACACCGCGCTTGAGGAAGAAGCGGCAGCGCCGATTATCTCCACGATTGAGAGCTTGGCGAATAGCGTCATTGAAATGGGTGATGTGTTCGGCTTTGCGGCAAGCAACATCGACCGCGCCAGCGTAAGCCTCAAGATATCCACCAAGGGCCTTTCGGATGCTGAAATCGAAGAGGCTATCACCGAAGAAATGAACCGCCTTGCCGACGTGTTCGCGGATTCTATGGTCGGCAGTTTTTCGGGAATGGTGACAACATTCGAGGAATACCAATCCCCGATCATGAAGCTGCTCAATATCCCGGTGCGTATCAAGGAAAGCAGAGGGTACGTCGATCAGGTCAACGAGGAGTTCGAGGCACTTAAAAATGCGGGTGAAGGCTCATACGAGACGCTTGAGCGCTTGGTGTCGCGCCTTACGGGCGTCAACGCTTCCTTTGATATGCTGGGGTTCAGCCTGTACGACCTGAGCCTTGCGGGCGCGGGCGCGGCAAGCAGCTTCGTTGACCTGTTCGGCACGCTGGACGACTTCAACAGCATCACCGGCAGCTATTACGAGAACTTCTACAGCGATGCAGAGCGTATTGCCAAGGCCACGCAGCTTGTCACTGATAGCCTGCTTGATCTGGGCATTGATGGCTTGCCTGCCACCCGCCGGGCGTTCCGTGAGCTTGTCGAGGAAACCGAAGCGCTTGGCGACGACGAGTTGCTGGCATCGCTGCTGAAACTCTCGCCTGCCTTCGCGGAAATCACGGCAGCAACGGACGCTCTTGCGGCATCGGCCAACGCGTTGATCACTGAGGACGCATTCGCGACCGGCTTTGACTACGCCCGCTCCCTTGCGCAGGCGCAGAACAACATCGCGTATCAACCGCCCGCCGTTTCAAACGCCTTCGGGTCCGTTCCACGGGCGCAGCAAGACATGACCGTTGAACTGCGCGGCATCCGTGCTGACCTGACATTGCTGCAATCCACCATGCAGATCACAGCGGCCAACACCGGACGGGCGGCAGATGCAGCCGACGACACCCTTGCCGTAACACTGGAGAACGCGCTTTGACCCTTCGCATCATTCGCCCGCTCGATATCCGCGAGGCAAACATTGTCAGCACCAACCTTGCGCTAGAAACGGAGTGGACCGCAGGCACGTATAGCCTGGGCGACACTGCGCGGGTTGGCGAATACCTGTGGG